GAATTTAGTAACACAATGTCCCATGCTGAAACATTATTTAAGCCTAAAAAATCTAAAAAAACTAAAAAAATAGCCAAACAACAATTTACAGAAAATTCAGTGTTAAATGACGTATTAAATGAGACTGCAAATCAAACAGAATGGCCAACAATGGGTGGTAAAACATTATCAGCAAATTCTGCTCCTGCAGGTAAATCAGGCCTAGCTGCTGCAATGGGATTAGGAAACATGGATGAAACATTTGGCGGAAAACCAAGTGCACAACAAATGCTTCCTGCAGATAGACAACACGTTGAAGTACCAAAAGACGTAGAAAAAGCTTTAACAAGAGATTATTCTGATTTAATGAAGGCAATAAACAAGAAGAAAAAATAATACATGGCAAATAGGGAAATAATATCAAGCCCAGTAATAGACGACAATGAAGACATTGCTATTGGATTAACTTTACCATTTAATGGTGATGATAATGGGTTGTTTGAATTAAATTATTTCTCAATAGACCAAGCAATTGCAAATGTAAAAAACTTGTTACTTACTAGAAAGGGCGAAAGAATAAATCACCCTGAATTCGGTACGAATTTGCAAGATTATTTATTTGAACCAAATTATCCTACATTACGAGAAAAGTGTGGAACAGAAATAACAGATGCAATAGAGCAATGGTTACCTTATATAGTAATAAAAAAATTAGAAGTAAAAATACCAAGCGACCAGGGCGGATTAGTTGATCCATTGCATGGAATATTGATTGCCTTAAGCATTGGTTTAATAAACAACACAATAGACGAAAAAGAAGTTGTACTAGAGATAAAGGAAATATAATATGGGCCAAAAATTACAAATAAAAGATGTAAATTATCTAAATTTAGACTTTAAAGGTTTTAAAGATAAGCTTAATACTTTTTCAAGTGTATATTTTCCAGATATTTCTAATGATTTTAATGAATCTTCTCCTGGCCAAATGTTTGTTGAAATGTCAGCATATGTTGGTGATGTTTTATCCTATTATATTGATAATTCTCTAAGGGAAAGTTTACTACTACATGCACAAGAAAGATCAAATGTGATGGATATATCAAAAGGATTAGGATATAAGCCATTAGCGTCTGCTCCATCTATGGTAGATTTAGATATTTATATATTGTTGCCTTCAAACGGTACCGGTAATGTTTCATCCCCAGATTGGAGATATGCACCATTAGTTCAAGAAAATTTAGTTGCACAAACCAATGGAGAAGCTTCTCCATTTTTCACATTGGCACCAGTTGATTTTAGATATTCTAGCTCAATTGATCCAACCGAAGTATCAATATATAAAATAGATGGTGATGGAAACCCTGAAACGTATCTATTAAGAAAAAGTGTTACTGCAAAATCTGGTACAATAAAATATAAAAGTTTTAGTTTTCAAAACCCTAAAAAATACGATAAAGTAATTATAGGTGATAAAAACATTATTGAAATTTTAGATTGTAGAGACGGTGATGGTAATCGTTGGTATGAGGTAGATTATATAGCTCAAAATTTAATATATGAAGAAACACAAAACACAAGAATAATAGATCCTGAATTTTCTCAATTTAATGAAGTCACTCCGTATTTATTAAAACTAAGAAAAACTGGTAGAAGATTTACTTCAGACTTAAATGAAGAACTAAAAACCGTAATAAATTTTGGGGCCGGAAATTCTAATATAGCTGATGAATTATTAATTCCTAATCCAGGAAATATGGGACTATCATTACCATATGGTAATATTTCTAATCTAGACAACGCATGGGATCCACAAAATGCAATGTTTACTCGGGCGTATGGTCAAGCACCTGCAAATCAAATATTACAGTTTAAATATGTTGTTGGTGGAGGAATCAAAGATAACACAAGAGCAGGTACAATTAGAGAGGTTACGTCTGTAAACTTTAATATGGATACTGATGGATTATCCGGACCAACAATACAATTTGTAAAAAAATCCATAGCAGTTAGTAATCCTGAACCAGCAACTGGTGGAAAAGGATTAGAATCAGTTGAAGAAATGCGACAAAATGCAATGGCATTCTATGCAGCTCAATCTAGAACAGTTACTAGAGAAGATTTTATTGCTAGATTGTATTCTATGCCTGCAAAATTTGGTAATGTTGCAAAGTGTTTTATTATACAAGATGAACAAATATCCCAGGAGACAGGAGCCGACTTGATAAATCCTCTAGCGTTAAACTTGTATATGTTATCATATAATCAAAGTGGCAATTTAACACAAGCAAACTCTGCAACCAAGGAAAATGTAAGAAATTACTTAAGTAAATATAGAATGTTAACTGACGCAATTAATATAAAGGATGGTTTTATAATAAACCTTGGAATAAATTATTCTATAATACCTTTACCCGGTTATAATTCTAGTGAAGTCATATTAAAGGTAAATAGGGTATTGGCAAAAATATTTGATATTAGGAATTGGCAATTTAATGAGCCTATATTTTTAGCAAACATTGCAACCGAAATAGATAAGGTTGATGGCGTCCAGACTGCCCAATCATTAGATGTGTATTGTAAACACGAAGTAGGCAGTGGATATTCGGGCAATTTTTATGACGTACGAGAAGCAACAAAAAATAAAATTGTTTATCCATCACAGGATCCTGCAATATTTGAAATAAAATACCCAGCAATAGATATTAGAGGAAGGGTGGTAACCTACTAGGAGATAAAAATGTATTATTCAATAACAGCAAAAAAAGATGCAACAATATACGAAAGATCTGAAAGTCTAAACGCCGGTATAGATGAAATCCTTGAGCTTGAAAAAACCATTTCTTCTTCAGGAACATCGAATATATATAATTCTAGAATACTTATAAAGTTTGATTTAACAAATATATCAAAATCAATTTCAAACGGAGCAATACCTGCTCAGTATGTTTTTGAATTAAACTTAAAAACCTCTCAAGCAAAAGACCTAGCTATTAAATATGGAATTGAAGCCTTTCCAGTTTCTCAATCTTGGGAAATGGGTAAAGGAAGAAAACAAACTAAAAAAATTAGTGCTGGTGGCTCGTTAATATTTGAAGAAGAAGGTGTAAGTTGGAAATATAGAGATGGTAAAACTCAGTTTGGAAATACTTGGTCTACTACATCATTTGCAGCTGGTACTACTGGTTCGTTTACAACAACTGGTGGTGGAGGTACATGGTATACTGGATCAGGTTATTCAGCATTTAGAAGATACGATTATGAAGACACTGATATATCTTTAGACGTTACTTCAATTGTTAATAAGTGGATTACAAGTAATATACCAAATGAAGGATTTGTATTGTTAAGGAGTGGATCTGCAAATAGTGGTAGTATAAACGAAGAACAAAATGCCGTTGATTATGGTACACTACAATACTTTTCCACCGACACACATACAATATATCAACCTAGACTAGTTGTTCACTGGCCAGATAGTACATTTGATACTGGAAGTTTGTCTGCCTTAGATATATCTAAGCACAATATACTATATATAAAAAACAATAGAAAAGAATATAAGCGAAATAGTAAAGAAAGATTTAGAATAGTTGGTAGAGAAAAATATCCAACAAAAACATATAGTAATGTTTCAGCTGAATTAGATGTTAAATATTTACCAAGTTCAAGTTATTATTCAATACAAGATGCCTTAACCGATGAAACAGTAATACCGTTTAATACAGGTAGTACAAAGGTTCAATGTGATTCTCAAGGAAACTACATTGACCTTTGGATGGACCAATTTTATTCTGATAGAAGATATAAGTTTTTATTTAAGGTAATAAGTGGTTCTATGAATTCTCCCTTTTTAGAACGGGTTTATGATAAAGATTATTTATTTAAAGTTGTGAGATAATATGGCGATACGTAAAAAAAGATCAATGGCATCTAGATTATCTGCTCAAAGATATAAGAAACCAAAAATAAAAACGGCAGGAATGGAAAGTGACATGGGAAAAGCCTTTCCAGTTTCTGAAATAAAAATTAAAAAAACCCAGGTAGATGGTAATGACGTAAGATTTACAGCAACATCAGATACAATAACCCCATATGACGGAGCAGTTGATTTACAAGATTTTGACTTTCCACAAGCCGCAGAATACGGTATTAATGGAGCAGACCCTTTAGCCGGTGGTTTATCAATACGGGAAGATGGTACAACAATACCTACAACAAAGGTAACTAGAACTAGGTTTGGTGTTATTATGTCGTCAGTTGACGACAACGTTCAATCATCTTCTAATCCATATGTAGTACCACTAGTAAAACACGTCTTTCTTGCAAGTAGCTATATTGGTATTATTGACACTAGTATTACACAACTAAAACGGGTACCAAAAGAAATTTCAAAACCTAAAAATGCACCGATAATACAAACTGTCCAGTGTTATCCTGGATTTGGTACACTTGATGGTCAATATAGTGATGGATACTCAATACAAGTACTTCCAGAGCTAGGAGAACCTTCACTACAATTAGCTGCAAATAATACCTTGGTCTTAATGTCAAAAGCATATAATTATGTAAATGAACTTGGAACTAGGATTAACCAAGGGTTAACATATACTTGGAAATTTAATGCTGATGGAATAGGTAATGCTAGAGATCAAGTCGTAGGTAATACACAGGTACTTAGATTAAATAATGTACAATTGCAACAGCGTGGAAGATATCACCTAGAGGTTTCAAATGAAAAAGGAACGACCTCTTCAAAATCATACTTTGTAAACGTTCTTGGTGGATTGTTAAACGCATTAACACCACAACAAATTGGAGAACAAATAGTATATATTCCAACTGGAGATTACGTTAGAGATGAATTCCATGACGAAGAAGTTTCTAAATATGACAATTATTTTGACTACGTTGAATCAGAAGGAAGGTGGATTGAATTAGAATGGCAAAATAATCAATGGGTTGAAGTACCTGGTGGAGCAAAACAATCAGTTAGGGCAACTGGAGATGACGATAATCCTGTAACAAAAATAGATGGAGGAATTTCAACTGCTGCCAAAGTAACTAAAGCTACAGGTGGAGTATATAGAAGAGTAGCTAACGAACTCGGAGTTTATTTTGATGCTCCTGGAGGAATATCATATAAATTTAAAACTGAAACAGAATATTTTGAACATAGAGCAGCTAGAGGATTACCTAGAGACTGGTCAAATATACAAAATGCCGGGTAATAATATATGTCAACAGAAAGAATAACACAATATAATCAAAAAGACTTATCACTTGTTAAGTCCAAAACTATTTTTACTAATTTCGGTAAAGGCAAGCATACTGACCATGTAGAATTACATGTATATAGTGGCGAAAATGTTTTAGAAAGTAATTATAATGTTAAGTCATATAATATTGACCAAAAAGAAACTGGCCAAATAGCACCGTCAATAAAACTAGCTATTCATTCTGATATTAGGTCAATGGGTTATCAATCTGGTACTTTTGGTATTAAGTATAACTTTTTAAGGTGCTTGGTTGGAGACCCAAATAACAACCTATATATTGATGAAATATCTAACGATAGGCGAGAAATTAGAGTAAGACCAATTGACGATGATTTGGATCTAAGCGACGATTTCTTAGAGTTTGGTGAAAGGATTGAAGGTAGTGAACTGTCATCCCATACTTTCTGGCCAGACATTAGGTTAAATTTTGGTGAAGATACCCTTTTACTAGCTGTAAATTGGGGAATGGATTACGACGCTTACCCAAACTTTCCTCATTCAATGGTATTTAAACTATATGAACCTCTTCCAGATGAATTAGAAGATGGTGATAAATTTTGGATATGTCAATCGATAGCTGAACCAATACAAGAAGATATAAAGTTAACAACAGAAGCCCGAGGCTTTTCATCAAATACCCTTGCTCCACCTGATTTTTCAATACCTGCACAATTTGATCCTCCAAAACCAACAGGATATAAGAGTGAAACTGACATATTATCAGGAGGAGAAGCATCTGTTAAAAATAAACTATTTCAAAAACTATATAGTGGAAGTTTTGGGGATGTAAGAATAAACATTGATTACAATATTCCACAACAAGTAGATGATAGTACATATACTGGATTTAAAAATGTTGTTCATTTTGGATCAGCAGTTACAAAATTAGAAAATTTTAAATATAAACTAAGACAATTAGAAACTTATGATGCTAAAATTGCTGAAGTTTCAACAAATTTAATTGGATTGGTTAGTTCTTCTGCAACGGGTTCATATTATTTCACTGCAAATAAATTAAAGTGGGAAAATAAAAAAATAGGACTAGTTGGAACGTTTGATGATTTTGAAGAACACTTATATTATTCGTCTCAATCAATGGTTAGTAATTCACTTGGTGACTTTATACCGTTTTCCTGGCCAAAAACAGGAAGAGCTACACCATACTCCCTAGCAGCAGTAGACTCAGTACAGGCAAAAGAATGGTTTGGCCAAATAAATAATCCAACTGGTGACTATTATAATACTGGTGTAATATATTCTGCATCTAGATATGATGGACACAACGATAATGCATTAGTAAATACAGTTCCGGCCCATATAAAATTCTCAGAAGATAACGACAGATATGTAACGTTCGTTAACATGATTGGTGATCACTATGACCAAATGTATTTATACACCAAGCACCTACTAGATATTCATAAGCGTGATAATCCTATATATGAAGGTTTACCTAAAAAATTACTTGAACCAGTTTTAAAATCTTTTGGTTGGCAACCCTTCCAAAGCCTGGATTTTGACGATATATGGTCGTATAATTTTGGTACTGATGGAAGTGGGAGTTATGGTGGGAAACTAAACTTTACTACATCTGTACTTACCAAAGAAAATGGTGGTGTTGTCACTGCAAAATCTTCAATAATAGGTCTTAATGGTACTCCACCATACTCATTTATTTGGTCACATACACCAAGCACAAACTTAGTAAGTGTAACTCAGACTTTACCATCTTCTTCAACAGCAATACCAAAGGTTACAGTAATAGATAGTAAAGGACTTAAAGCAAGTGCAACCGGAATAGTTGCCCCACTACTATCTGTTGGAGATCCTGACTCACTAACTTTACATAATAGTACCCCCTCAAATAGGCCAGTTTCTGCATCAAATGACCAACAATACGGTTCATTATCTAAAGATGATATATCAAAAGAATTATGGAAAAGAATATTAAATAATTTACCACACATATTAAAAACAAAAGGTACAGAAGAAAGTATACGAAGTGTAATAAGTGCGTATGGACTACCTTCAACAATATTAAAAATACATGAATATGGAGGACCTCAAAAACTACCAGGAAGACACTCTAAAAATATATATGATAGATTTTCATATTCTTTAAATTTTGATGGCCAATCTAATATTACTGGATCTTGGTCACCAGTTAGTACGTCATTGGACAATGTAAGATATCCAAATGCCGTTGAGTTTAGATTTAATATCCCAGATAAAAGCGAAAATAAAAAGGATATGGTTTTATGGAACACATATAGTGGTAGTGCTGCTATATGGGTTGAACACACGAGTTCATTGGTTATTAACCAATCTGAAAGTCTTTATGGGAGAGTAAACTTTGCACTTAGATCTGGTTCAGTTGGACCCAATCATAAACATAGATATATAACATCATCAACTGATTGGGCTCCAATATATGATAATGACTGGTGGAGTGTAATACTTAATAGGCGAGATCCTGGAAAAGATCATGAATCATTAGCATTTACCCAGTCTATAAACCTACACGATCACGAAGGACAAGACTTATTATATGAACTATTTTGTAAAAAAATGTCAGATTTTTCTAGATTTGGTAGAATCAACTGGGCAGTTAGTTCTAGTTTAGTATTGTCTGGATCTCTTGGAGAACCATCAAAAAGTTATAATAGATCTTGGGGAGGAGGTAGCTCAACAGCTGGAGGTAATAAATATGCTATAATAGATGAATCTAGGGATTTAACATTAAAACATTTTCTAGGTGGCGCAACATCTTCATATTTTGGCGATGACTTTTTATATAAAAGTGCAAGTAACGATCCAAATAGAACAATATCAGGATTTTCAGGGTCTATGCAAGAATTTAGATTATATGCTAACCCTATATCTGAATCAATATTTGATTTCCATGTACAATCTCCATTAACAATTATAAGCCGCGGCATAACATCTTCATATGATGACTTATTGGTACGATGGCCTCTTGGGGCAGATTTAGCACAGTATAACGCATCTCATTCTAATACTATACCTGGAATTCAACCAAACCAAGTAAGTAAGTTCTCAGGTCCAGCTGGAAGCTCTTTACCTACTTCTGGATATTTCTATGGCTTCAAAGCATCAATATATAATAGTGCTGTATCAGATGGATATAGCCAAGAAGAAGAACGATATTATACGGTAATGCCTAGAGCAATTGGTCCATCTTCATATTCTGAAAAAATAAGAATAGAGGACAATAAATTAAATGGACTACTTCACCCAATAATGAAAAGAGAATTTAGTTCTTTTGACAAAAACCCACTTGATTCAAATAAATTAGGAATCTATTTTTCTCCAACTGACGAAATTGATCTTGATATTGCTCAAGAATTAGGTCCCTTTGAATATGATAATTTTGTTGGAGACCCAAGGGATACATATTTAAAAAAATATACTGGATTAAAAAGAATTAATGATCATTATTGGAGAAAACACGGTGGAAATCCAAATTTTCATGAATTTTTAAAAATGCTTAGATTTTTTGACGATTCATTATTTAAAACAGTTAGACAACTCGTACCAGCTAGAGCAAAGGCCCAAGTAGGATTATTGGTAAAACCACATTTCCTTGAAAGACCAAGAATATTAAAGTATCCTAGTGCCAGTTTACAAGACTATGCTGTTAGAGATTTACCACAACAACAGGACCAAACAATATTAGAAGGATCACTAGGTGTATTTAATTCAATGTCATTTTCTGGATATTCCGCAGGAGAATCTGGACCATTTACATATAATGGATTAAAAGAAAAGAAAAGTTCTAATAACAGACAGGGTACTAGAACAGGCGGATTTGAATTTTCTCCTGGAATAAAAAATGCTGCAATTTCTAAAGGTAAATTTAAACCTGAAAATAATACTGAACGAGAAAAAGGATTAGATAATAGAACTGTTGGTGAACTAGAAGGAGACTATAAATACGATAAGTTTGGATACGATCTTAGAGGAGAAGGAAGTAGGTATATACATACAACTGTAGAATTTCCACCAACAGCAGCAGGAACGCAAGATGACGGCGCAAAGGTCTGGAATGCATACTATCGTAGAGATGCTATTGGAATGACAATACATACACCACCTCACGGACAATTACATTCTCATCCAAAATACGGAAAGGTAGGATATGATTATAATAATTTTACAGCATCATCTGCTGGAAATGTAACCGACGGACATGTTAGATATGGATTAAATAGACTAGCACATAGTGAAATATATGTACCATTTGTTGGTGATCCTAGACGGTCTTTTGAAAAAAAGAAACAGATATATTATTATGCAACAGCCTTTAGCCAATCACTAAGAAAAGCAATACCGTTATTTCACCACAAGAATTGGGGAAATGCGGCTATTTTAGGAGGAACCGGCCACCCTCATTATGCCGGTACAAGTGTACCAACATCATCTTTACCGTCTCACTCCTTAGAGGAAGCAGCAGAATACCAAGATTTCAGACAAACTCCATTAATGAACCTTTATTTTAATGGTTGTAAGCTCGTTGGATCAAATTGGAATATGGAATCTAAACAAACAGTTGATGGTGGGCCGGTTGTAGAATATTATGATGTTAGCCCATATAAATATGTATCTTCAGATGATAGTGCAGATGGAAAAGTATTAACGGCTGGCGAAGGACTTGGTGAAAGTTTAAATCAAAGAGAAAATAGTTTACCAGTAGGTAGAAGATTTGGTCGACCAGCAGGCCAAAATTTAAGAGGAGCTACTCCATCACCAAGAGGGCGAAATTTTAATAGGGGTAGTTAATAAAATCATATTAAAGATATATTTATATATGAATTAATATATAGGAGCAATTGAATGGGATATTTAGACAAAACAACAATTACAGTAGACGCAATTCTTACCAAGAAAGGTAGAGAACTTCTTGCAAAAGGATCTGAGTTTTTTGAAATAACACAATTTGCATTAGCAGATGATGAAATAGATTATAATCTTTGGGATGTTAATCATTCTTTAGGTAGTAATTATTATGGACAAGCTATTGAGGCTTTACCATTGGTTGAAGCTGTACCAGATGAAACACAAGTTTGTAAGTACAAGTTGGTAACTCTTCCAAAAAATATTGCAAGAATGCCAACAGTAACGGTTGTTCCTACTTCAGTAACACTTACAAGTGCAGGACAAACTGCAGTAATATCGCCAACAACAACTAACTTTGCAAATGGTAATGCAGCATATGGATATACTGCTATACTTTCTGACACAGATGTTTGTTATTTAAATGTTGCTCCAGGTGGAGGAATAGATTCTAGATATAATCCTACTGTTGCAGATTTTTCTGGAGACTCTACAAAATCAATTTCAGTAGCAGGTAAAAGGTTTCAAATTGTTGCAAAACCCCAACCAATTGAAAGTAAAACTGCAACTATCACATTAATCGGAAATGAAACTGGTGGTGTAGTAACGGTAACCGTAACAGTTAATAAAGAAACATTAAGTAGTAATGTCCTAGAACAGGCAATGTACTAATAGGAGATATAATAAATGGCTAGATATAGTAACAAAATGGATCGTTCACCAAGAAGAAATCAGGTGGAAAGAGTTGGTAGATCACGAGATTTACCAAGAATACGACAAGTAAGAAGAAGACCTACACAACCAGTACTACAACCAATATATAGTAGGTTTGGTGGAAATGATATAGTTGATAGTGGTGATACTGATACTGTAACAGCAGCATTATTTTCAAACCAAGATGGAGTACTAACTTCAGGAGAATATCATACGTCTTCTGTACAAAGCCAATCTTCTGGAGAATATTATCTAGACGTTTATAGAGAAAGTCTTGCCCAAAACGCAGATAGAGAAGTACAATTTGCAACAGGATATGCACACTGTAAAGGATCAGGATCACAAGTTCCACAATATGCAACAGAAGGATTTACTCCTACAAAAGCATTACACTCCCAGTATGCTAATTTATTATTAGCTCCTGGTGATGATAAGTTCACTTTAAGTAATCGTTCTGGTTCACTACCATCAGATCTAGTTCAATTCCACTTTTTAAATATACAAAGAAGCAGAATGAAGGAAAGGCTAGATCCTGGAAACTGGGAATTACACTTGGGTGGAATTGGTGTAGGTAATGTACCAAATCAATCCTTGATTCCATCTCATTCTGTTATAAAACTTATAGATGACTCAACAGTATCTGATGGAACAATTGCAGAAGCAGGAACAGTATATAAAATTGTTAGTGGTACCATTGCAAACGGTTTAAGTACTACAACTGGTATACCCGTTGAATACGGTTTATTTTACCCAGATAACGGTGTTATAATATTAGATAGTGAAGGAATAGCTGGTGATATAAATCTATATATTAATTCTGCATCACATGCATATTGTGCAACTCCCGTAACAATGTCAAATTCAAATACTGTTGGTTTTTTAAATGCCATAAGTGGATCTGCATATTTTGCCGCAAGAAATAAAGAAACGGTTCATGCTACTCATTATTTTATTAGAGTAAGAAACCAAGATTATAATTTTAGTAATAACCCATCGTTCACGTCAGGCTCACAAGGAACGTTTACACACCCATCATTTTTCAAGGATCCTAAAGTTTATATTACAACTGTTGGTATGTACAACGACAACAATGAACTTTTGGCCGTTGCAAAAATGAGTAAACCTTTATTAAAGTCATATAATAGAGAAGCTTTAATACGAGTTAAACTTGAATACTAGGATAGGTTTGTGATGATATGTCAATATTTAAAAAAATTCCTAAAGAAAATGTTGTAGTATCCCCGTATACTGCCCATAAAAAATATACCCTAGTATTTCATAATTATTCTGCATCAAATAATAATATAGAAACTGCTAGGGCATTTGGCTATGATTCAGAACATAAGCATTCATATCTAAAAGATTCGTCTGTTAGCCGCACGAAGCACCACCACATCATAAAGGGTGATGAATTTACTTCGGGTAGCGAAATATTAACAACAAATGGTTATGCTAAGCGATCCATCCACGATTCTTTATTTCATATGTACTATAGATCTGTTAGGGATTTATCTAATACTTTTTGTGTTGAACCAACTAGAAACGAGTTTAGAGAATTAAATGGTGCAGCACAGGTAATATCAATTCCTCAAAGACTATTGGGTGATAAATTACAAGAAACAACCCGATTCCAAAATTCAATTGTTATAACATCAGGAACAAAGGAAATTAAGGATGATGGCCACGGAAATTTATATGATATTGCAGCCGGGGGATTTAATAATCCTTTAGGAACATATAGGTCTACAACTGGAAGTTTAGTTTTCCATGTAGGATTTAACGAAAAATTCCCATATCACAAACCAAATGTTGGTCCTCATTGTCCAGCTTTTTCTGATATACTAGAGGATAAATCTAGGTATGAAACAGATACTAGAGGACATACGATGTTTTTTAATACTGGCAGCCAAAGTAAACACGGAACCGGGGTAATGTTCACAGGTACCAAGGGTGGAAATATATACGACAATACTAGATATAGTTATTTTAAGGCTAAAAAGCACCAAAATATTGACTTTAGAAAAGATGAAGATTTTGCAGTAAGTCTTTGGTGTAATTTACCAACATCTCAATCTGACGAAACAAACCTATTTAATTACATTCTTACATCGGGTCAAGGTGATCATTTTGATAACCAAACCCTGACACCTTGGTCTAGTAAGTTTCCATTTGATATTGTAACATATAATCATAAAACAAATCCAGTAGACCAAATGGGTCTAAGATTACATAATAATTTACGACCAGCAACTGGTAGTTTAAGGATAAGAAATGTAGCAACTCACTCTTTTTCAACATCCTCATTTTTAATACCAACTGCCACTATAACTGCTTGGTATGATTACCACGCAAGTATGTCTATAGCTGGTTCACCTCACCCTAATACTGCAAGTTTTATTCTAGGCCATGATGTAAATAATGCTGTTTCGGTTTCTTTTTCAGGTTCAATTTATGTTGGTTCACCATTCGGTGACGCCAATAATGGCCATACTGCTACTACTTTATTTGTACAAACCGGCTCTAGTTACCCAGTATTTTTCATAAACATTGTCCAAACTATCAACTCGGCTTCATCAATGCCCTTATATCATGATAAAATAGCATCAATATCTGCATCATATAATTTTTCACAAGGAATAACGGTGCACTCTAAAGACCCAACTGGTTCTGCTGGTAATAACTTTATTTTCCAGTCTAGTTCTGGCTTTTACCCAGGTACACCTTTCCCAGTAACCACTTCACTTTTCTCAGGTGGAACAGGTATTGGTAATAACCCCTACAAGTTTGGACCATCACAATCTGCATTTTTTGAAATAACAGATGGTCTAGGAACATCAGTTAGATTTCCAGTAACAACAGAATCTGGAGACTTTGGTGGCCAAAATACTTATCCAACTATTAGTTTCCATGGATCAATAACTTCGTCGGCACTTTCAATGGCAAGTGCATCTGCTGCAAGGTTAAACCAAGGAATATTATTTGGATTTACTGCTTCTGGTAATCATTTTCCATTACTAATAAGTGCAAGTGCAATCGGAATATCAAATAATGCGAATATGGGAGCAAAAATTCATTTCTCAGCTTCTATACGGGGTACTAATAATAATATAGCAGGGTCAAAAAGAGTTGGAGCTTTTGGGGTAACTAACTCAAACAACAATACGTTTAACCTTCATGACGGTACAGCACAACTTTCAGGTGGTACAGGAACATTTAGTTTAGCATCAACACTTACTTCAAGTTATTTTATAGCATCAACTCTAGGAAATACCGCAGCTGGCCAAAATGGTATGGAAAACGGAGCTATTCCGTTAACACAAACAGAAAGCTTTGAACGCCACATTTTTTATTGGTATAGTGCTTCAAACGTTCCACCCCAATTAGGTGCATACACAACCCACAGTACTACTGCAATACCCTTAAATGAGGTTACAGATTTTTCATCTGGTAGCCATGACTTATTATCCATAATGTCTAAGTCTATGCAAGTAATAGACTCTCACCCTTCATTTAGTTATGCAACTACTGGAGGAGAAGCTGATGCGTTTAATATAAGAAGATATGTTGGGATTAAACATATTGGACCCGGTAAAAATATTGATTCATATAATAAGCCATTAGATACTATATTAGCATCAGAAAATCCCCTAGTTTCTGAAAATTCCTTTAGAATTTTTAACGATGGTAACCCAGGAAATGCTCCAGATGCAGCTAAATTGGATAGTGGTTCTACAACTGGAATACATCAAAACCCAGGTGTAGGAGGATTAGTCGTACCTCAAACCGGTACAACCGTTGAAAGTATGACCGATTTACAAACATTACAATACAGTTTATTTAGTAATGGTGTAGTTGGATTTGCTGGTCAAATAGTTGCCCGTAGAAATGACGGTACAAACCTATTTAGGGTTAGTTCTTCAACAGCAGTTACTGAAAGTTGGAATCACATAGTATATCAAAAAACAGGTTCACAATTAGAGTTATATGTAAACAATACCCTTGAATGCTCGTTACCGTTTGCTCATGATGAAGGACAATGTAAAAATAATGATGACTTATATTTTGGTGTAGCAACAAGACTAACATGGTCTGGTAATTTTGTTAAAAATGATGCTGGCGATATATTCATAAACTCAAATGGTACTGCTAAACGAGAAATGGTTAGAGAATTTATGAGACCTTTATCTGGCGCACTTGATGAAATTAGAATTCATGATAAAGCACTAAATCCTGATCAAATAAAATTTTTATATAACTGCCCAAATGGAACGCCTTATGTAGGTAACGCATTTTATGAACACGGTATAGTAGCAATAACACATCCGTCTACTTCATATGCTGGTATAGCACAACAGTGTACAATGTCGTTTAGAAATTCTTATGAAATACAAGAACATGAGTATACTTTAAATGTAAAAAAAGGTGAATATAATTTTACTATGAATCCAAGTATAATAGAAAAAAGTGCAACTGGATCTAGACTAAGCCAAATTGCACCATTCGTAACCGATACAGATTGGGATCCGTATATTTCAACTGTAGGATTATATAATGACGCTGGACAATTATTAGTTATTGGAAAATTATCTAAAGCACTTAGAAAAGAAGACGGTTATGATACAACAATTGTTGTAAGATATGACACATAAATAAATATGGCAAGAAAAATAAGCAAAGCAAGGGCCAACGCTATAAAACATGGCTATAGATCAGGTTTCGAACATACCGTTGCAGATCAATTAACTGAATCAAAAACAAAATTTGAATACGAAACAACCGTTATTAATTATATTAAACCTGAAACGTTTCATAAATATACTGTTGACTTTACATTACCAAACGGTATCTTAATTGAAACAAAGGGTAGGTGGGTTTTAGAAGATAGAAAAAAACATTTACTCATAAAAAAGCAACATCCAGAATTAGATATTAGAATGGTATTTCAAAACCCAAACGGAAAAATAAGAAAGGGCAGTAAAACAACCTACTCAGATTTTTGCGAAAAGCACAATATTCTTTGGTCAAATAAAGAAATACCAATGGATTGGATATCTGAAAAAAGCCAATAAATATTTTTTTAATTGAATTATTTTTCTTATATTAAACTATGAATAAGTTACGATTAGTTCAATTGCTGGAGTCTGTACTATTATCAGGAAGCCTTAATGATAAGAGTAGTGAAATAACCTTTCACTGCCCATTTTGCAAACATCACAAAAAGAAATTAAATATAAATTTAATAAGTCAAAAATGGCATTGTTGGGTATGTGGTGTTGGTGGATATACAATCTTAGCCCTATTTAAGAGGTTAAGGGTAGAGAAAAGATTTTATGATGTTTTAAATAAAATAACAGGTAATAACTTTTCAAGGGTAAGTATTGATAAAGAATACGAGTTTTTGTCTCTACCTTCAGAATTTATTGAATTAGCTAAAGCAACTAAAAACAATCCTGAGGTTAAAAATGCCCTTTCATATTTAAACAAGCGAAACATAACTTCTCAAGATATACTAAAATATAATATAGGTTATTGTCCAACTGGAAAATATGGAGGAATGATTATTATCCCAAGTTACGACCACCAAGGCCTATTAAACTTTTTTACAGGTAGAAGTTATTATGATGTTAATTTCAAACATTTAAACCCTACAGTTTCTAAAGACATTATAGGATTTGATATGTTTGTTAATTGGAATGAACCTATAACTATAGTTGAAGGAGCATTCGATGCAATAGCTATAAAAAGAAACTCCATTCCATTGTTTGGAAAACTAATATTAGATAATTTAAAAATAAAAATTTTAGATTCAAAAGTAAAACGAATAAATATTGCTTTAGATAAAGATGCATCTAAAAATGCATTAGAAATGGCAAACTATTTTTTTTCTAATGGAATAGACGTATATCTTGTTGAATTACCAGAAAAAGATCCTTCTGAACTAGGATTTAAAACAATAACCAATATAATAAAGATGGTAGATAAATTAACCCCTCAAAAATTACTAGAGTATAAAATAAATGAATATTAATATAGAATTTAAAAATGTAGAAAAAATATTACATGTTGCTGACATACATATTAGAAACTACAAAAGACACAAGGAATATAGGCAAGTTTTTAGGAAGCTATACAAGCAAGCAAAACAATTACCTAAAAATAGTTTAATATACCTTGCAGGGGATATTGTCCACACCAAAACAGATATAAGTCCAGAACTCGTACAAATTGTTAGTGAATTTCTTAATAAGCTAGCCAATATTAGACCTACAATTGTTATAGCGGGTAATCACGATGCTAACCTAAACAATTCTTCTAGATTAGATTCCCTAACACCAATTATTGATAACCTTGCAAATCCAAATTTATTTTATCTAAGGGATAGTGGCATATATAGTGTTGCTGACATAGATTTTATAGTATATTCTATATTAGATAAACCAGACAAATGGCCAAACCCAAAGGATTCAAAATCAAAAAATAGAATAGGATTATTCCATGGGGCAGTTAACAATTCAAAAACAGACGCAGGATATACTGTTAGAGACGAAAATTTACCATTAAAAACTTTTGATGGCTGCCATATGGTAATGCTAGGTGATATACATAAATACCAATACCTAAATAAGGGAGAAACTGTTGCATATGCTGGATCACTAATACAGCAAAACTTTGGTGAAACATTTGAAAACCATGGATATGTTGTTTGGGATATTAAAACACGAGAGTCTGAATTTTTTAATATTACAAATGATTATGGGTACTATACTTTAAGGGTAAAGGATGGTATACTACCAAATATAGATAATATTCCAAAGTATCCAAGACTTCGATTTATAACGGAAAATACAACCCAAGCCCAAGTAAAAGAATTACTGATTGAAATTAGAAAAAGATGTTCAGTGCACGATTTTGTAGTGATAAAGGGAGATAGACTTTCTAACACCTCTAATAATTCTAGGAGTAGTACTGAAATAACAAAGGACATTAGAGACTCAGAATACCAAAATAAATTAATAAAGGAACACCTAGAAAGAAATTTTCCAATAATAGATGAATCTATTCTTAAAAGGGTTGGAAACATAAATAGAGACTTAAACAAACTTTTACCTGACGTTGAAATAGGTAGAAATATAAGTTGGAAACCTAAAGTTTTCGAATTTTCAAATATGTTTAGTTATGGTGAAAATAATGTTATAGATTTTAATAATATGAATGGTGCTGTTGGAATATTCGCAGAAAACCATGCAGGTAAGTCTGCAATACTAGATGCTTTAGCATATTGTATATTTGATAAGTGCTCCAGAACAAAAATGGCAGCAGCAGTAATAAACAACAAGAAAAATAGTTTTACATGTAAACTTAATTTTGAAATAGATGGTGTTGATTATTTTATTGAAAGAACAGGCAAAAGAAAAAAGGATGGTGGAGCTCGCGTTGATGTAGACTTTTGGATGATTGGAGAAGATGGAAACCCAATATCACTTAACGGGGACCAGAGAGTATATACCAATAAAAACATCCGAGGCTATCTTGGTAATTATGATGATTTTGCTTTAACGTCTTTATCTGTACAAAATAATAATACTGGGTTTATAGATAAAACACAAACAGAAAAGAAAGATTTATTGGCTCAATTTTTAGATATAAGTGTTTTTGAAGAATTATATAATTTTGCAAATGAAGAAATAAAAGATGTACAAGTATTACTAAAAGATTTTAAAAATACTGATTTTTCTCAAAAGTTACATGAAGAAACCATAATTAAGGATGAATTAAATATTGAATATTCTAAAATAGAACGAGAAAAGTCTGAATTTTTAAAAGGTGAAAAAGCTGCAAATAAAAAGATTATAGAATATACGTCTAAGATAATTCAA